GAATAGCTTGCTAGAGGGATTACCATTTGAAGTAGCGGAGAAGATACAGTGAGGGGTCATAACGCAAGTCTAGCATCTAAAAATGTCACGCTACCTGCTGACCAATCTTGGGTAAAACTGCTAGACGATAATCCTAGTCGTATGTACCTAGTAATACAGAATGACCACGACAACCATTACATTACTATTGGCTTCAGTGATAACAACACAGCCCCTACTACTGGTATGAACCTAGCTGGTTCAGCACAAGCTGGTGACCTAGCGGCTACGTGGGAGTTCTCTGTAGCTCCTATTAACGCTGTGTGGGCAAAGGTAAACGATGCTCACGCACATGACATTGAAGTAGTATACGATGACTAATGTACCACAGGCTCTACATGACTTTAGGAACTTTACGTACCTAGTCTGGCAACATCTGGGGTTACCAGAGCCTACTCCAGTACAATACGATATTGCTAACTATCTTCAACACAGTCCAAAGCGTTGTATCATCGAAGCGTTCCGTGGTGTGGGTAAATCCTACATCACAGCCGCCTACGTGGTACACCAGCTACTTCTAGACCCTGACAAGAAGTTCATGGTTGTATCAGCTTCTAAGGCTCGTGCAGATGACTTCTCTACCTTTACACAGCGTATCATCACAGAGATACCTATCTGCCAACACCTAGTGGCTAAAGAGGGTCAGAGGTGGTCTAAGATTGCCTTTGACGTAGCACCAGCTAAAGCATCTGGTAGCCCCTCAGTAAAGTCTGTGGGTGTCACAGGACAGCTTACTGGTTCTCGTGCAGACGTAATCATTGCAGATGACGTTGAAGTACCTAACAACTCTATGACACACATGATGCGAGAGCGTCTTGCAGAGTCTGTAAAGGAGTTTGACGCTGTTCTAAAGCCTGATGGTAACATTATCTACCTTGGTACACCACAGAATGAGATGTCCTTGTACAACACACTGACTACTCGTGGTTATGATATGCGTATCTGGCCAGCTAGATATCCTACCCTAGAACGCTCTGAGAAGGCGTATGGTAGCCGTCTTGCACCTACACTGTATGATTCTATACAAAAAGAAGGAGAGGCTCTCTACGGCCTTCCTACAGACCCTAAACGATTTACAGATGATGACTTACTAGAAAGAGAACTTAGTTATGGACGCAGTGGCTTTGCTTTACAGTTTATGTTGGACACCTCACTCTCCGATGGTGACAAGTATCCACTTAAACTTAGTGACCTCATCGTATATTCATGCGATAGAGACACAGCTCCAGAAAAAATGGTCTACGGAATTTTTAGACCTCTCACAGAGCTACCGAATGTTGGACTGAGTGGTGACCGTTTCTACGCCCCTGAGGACACTCTAGGACGTTCAGAGTACTCTGGTAGCGTCTTAGCCATTGACCCCTCTGGTAGAGGCTCTGACGAGACTGCATACGCTGTTGTAAAGATGCTTAATGGTTACTTGTATGTAGTAGATGCTGGTGGCGTTGAGGGTGGCTATAGTGACAAGACACTACAGCACCTTACTGACCTAGCTAAGTTACACAAGGTAAACTCTGTATTGATTGAGAGTAACTTTGGTGACGGTATGTTTACTGAGCTACTGAAGCCTTATGTAGATAAGACGTACCCTGTGACTATAGAAGAGGTACGACACAGTAAACAAAAGGAACTACGTATCATTGATACACTAGAACCTGTTATGAACCAACACAGATTGGTCATAGACCCTAAGGTTATTATTAGGGATTACGATAGTGTACAGCATATGCCCCCTGAGAAGGCGGCTAAGTATATGCTTACATACCAGATGACACGTATAACCAAGGCTCGTGGAGCTTTGGCACATGACGATAGGCTTGATGTGTTAGCTATGGCTGTCCAGTATTGGGTAGACCAGATGGCTAGTGACGCTGATAGTGCCATGAGGGAACGTAAGAGTGAGCTTATGGATGCTGAATTAGACAAGTTTATGAGGAATGTTAATACAAGTACTATGAAAGTAAGTAGTAGTACATGGTTCTAAAGTTGACCTAGAGAGGGGCTGGGGGTTTACCTAAGTATATATAGCTATACCTCGGCTCTTTTCTAGGGGCTACTACTTCTAGATACCCCTGACTAAAAATATACAGAAAAATATGAGGGGGTTATACGTACAGGAGCAGGGCGAGTTTCCCCATTACCTTAAATATGCCTAAGGTGTGGGCGTGTTGTCCCCTGCAAAACCATGCCACACACACCACAAACACACTTAAGCAACTATAAAGTGTGGCGCATGGCGTCCAAGGTGTAACTTTTTTCCTGCATTATATAGTATCATGGGTTTTTAAAGTGTTTCTTTGGTGTCTTTGTTTGTTTTTATCTATTTTTTTTCGTAATGTTTTCAATGCTTTGTAAATTAATTTCATAATCTGTTATTTTTATTGTTTACTTTCTTTTATCTTTCGATTTATACTGAAGGGGAAGTTAAGGAAAACCGAAACCAACGAGACAAGGCCTAGGGCTGGTATACAAAAGGTTTAGGGGCAAACGTTACCTAGCGTGGTTAAGCTTCAAGAATACACAACGAAACACTAGATAGGATTTGAAACAATGGCGCAGATTAAGCGAATTACAGCAATTGAATTAACACTAACGCATAGAGAATTGACAACACTAAGCTTGGCACTAGATGCAAAGAAACAACAAGAAGAGGAAAAGTTTGGGGAAGGTAATGCTTTCCGTGCTACTATGAGATTGATAGCCGATATTGAAGAAGCCTATCAGCTTACAAAATAATTGCTTGACACTATAAACGCTAGGGGCTACCATGTCCCTAGCAATCAAGAAAGGACAGGACTATGAGCAAGCATAACATCCGCAAAATGTACAAGTATGCACTAGCAAACTTGACAGAACAAGAAATTGAGCAAGCGAAGCACTGGTATGATGAGGCAAAAGAAGAAGCCAAGGCCATTGCAGAGAAGCTAGATATGCCTGTCTATATTGTGGTGGGTGTTATGGCGGCCTTGTCACCTAATAACAAATGGGAAAGAAACCTAGTCAATGCCTATGAATTGTGTAAAGCTTTTCAAGACGGGCAAGGCATGGATAGCGTCAAGGTATCTACCTATCATAAGATGAAAGAAAAAGCATGGGGCATCTTGACAGAATTTCCAGACTATGAGACAGTAGTAGTACGCCTATCTGGTAAAAAGATTATCAGTTTTTTCAGGAATATCATGGGCGAAGACGATATAACTATTGACGGACACGCAAGAAACATTTACTATAACGAAAGGGTAGGACTAACAGACGCAAAGACTAGCATAGGCGTGAAAGAATACGCTAAACTGCAAAAAGAATATTTGACAGTGGCAAAAGAATTTGATATGCTAGGTAGACAGATGCAAGCCATAACATGGGTAGCATGGAAAAAGAAACACAATATTTAACTTGACAACATCCTAAACATGATGCTAAACTGTTTATATAATCAACCAACCTTGAAAGGGTAATACAATGCAAACTAAAACAATTAAAATTATGGGCAAGACAGTAGCAGTAGTGGGTAAGCGTCCACGTTTAGTAAAGAACCGCTTTGGGTTCAGCAAGGGAACAACATTCTTTGGACTACACCTTGGCAAGACTTCACGCTACCTATCAATTCCAAGCCTAGCATCTCGCAAGTTTGGTGGGGTAGCAGACATCAAGGGCTAACAGGTAAACACTAGGGGCTAGGTATAAGCCTAGTCCCACCAAGAAAGGATAAGACAATGCGAGTAACTAAACACATGCTAGAGGTACGCTTGGGACGTATCAACAGGACACTACACACAAGCGAGGCTACACACTACAGTTTAAACAATGCACCTTGCTACGGTGGCTGGCAGTTGACAGCAAACAAGGGAAGCACTATCATACAGCATAGACTACCACCAAAGCAGATGCTAAACTATCTTGACGGTATGATACTAGGCATGGACATGGCAAATCATGGGGCAGTAAAATGACAGAAAAACTATTAACAATCTTGACAATCGCAGGTGGGTATGTTATGATGTACCTATCAGGGGCAGAGTTAGTTTACTATCATGGCTTGGGTATGCCAGCAATCTATACAGCGTCAGTGTTAGTACTAGGTGCAGGTATCAGGGCAGTATTGAAAGGCAAGTGAGATGATTATCAGAAGCAGAAAGAAAGTTTATCAGTTAATCAGAGACAGTGCAAGAAAGGTAAAATAAAATGGCGAATGTATTTGACACGGCCTACGTAGTAGGGTATTATGCAGGGTATCATACGCAGAACTATCAGAATGAGTATGATAAGCAGACCGAAGCACAGATGCGGATAAAATACAGCAACGGATATGAAGCAGGTATCAAACAGAGACAGCAAGAAAGAGATAGCAATGCGTAACGTAACGATAGACTTGGGTGATGGGTACAGCCTATCCCTATTCCAGAGTGAGGTAACAGGACTAGTCGAGACAGTGCCACTCTATGAGAGTGAGACAGAAGGGGGTATGATTGGTGAGCCTGTATATCTCAGGGGTGGTGAGGAATTAGCAGAGCTACTTAAATCAGCACTTGACAGGGACTTTAAAATCTGGGAGAATCAGTACTACATTGAACTAGAACAAGAGCTAGTGAGAGAGAATAACTTAGAACTAGTAGTAGATAACGAAGAGGATAAAGCATAATGACTATGGGATTTAAAGCCTGTCCACACTGTGACAATGGCGAAGCAGAAGCCTTGTATGCAGTAGATGGTAAGATAGAATGGTACTGCCATGAGTGTGGTGTATCATGGACAGAAACACCAAGTGAGTATGAGGCAGTAACCAAGCACCAGTTGTGGTGGGAACAGCAGATGCAGTGATAAGCTTTATGTTATTTGTCATAACTCTACCACTATGGTTGATACCATTAACATTATTAAGTTATCTCTATAACAGAAGGAGAAACAACAGTGTCAACACTAGAGAAACAGCTAGCACTAGAAATGGAAATGCTACAGGCTGGCATTAACAGATACCAGAGCAACACAAACAAACTTATTGAGAAGGGAATACAGAGTAACACACAACACGGCAGGGCAGTGATTGCAGGGGTAGTCAATGCGGTGGCAGATGGTGTGAGGGAAATACAAGCAAGCACTACAAGCAATCGTGATATAGCCAAGAAGAAACTAAAGGGCATGGATGTCCACGCTGTAGCCTACCTAGCCATGATTACTATTGTTGATGAGGTATCCAAACGCTATACCCTAACCAAGATAGCCAGATATATAGGCATGAATATTGAGATGCAGAAGAGGCTTACGCAGTGGGTTGAGGCAGAGGGTAGGTCAGCACTAAACATTATCAAGAAGGCTAACGAGAAGGCAAGCAAGCAACACAAGCGGCAGGGTCTTGTCTATAAGATGAACAAGGATGGTTACAAGGACACTGAGTGGACAAACGAAGAGCGTATCCATGTAGGTATGAGGCTGATTGATAAGGTGATAGTCAAGACAGGACTAGTCAAGCTAAACAAGCACAGACAACGGACTAACAAGACAGTAACATATCTTGAAGCCACACCAGAAACGCTTGAGTGGATTAAGAACTTTAACAAGCACAACGAGGCAGGGAAGCCACGCTTTGCACCGTCACTGATACCACCACGAGATTGGGTAGATGTTGAGGGTGGTGGATATCATAGCCAAGTGTTCAACAAACTACCATTAGTGAGGGTACATTGAAGAAAAGCAGTAGAGAATACATGGACAGACTACGCAAGCAGGACATGAGCCTTGAGTACAGGGCAGTCAATGGACTACAGCGTACAGCTTGGACTATTGATAAGGGTGTGCTTGATGTGATGCGTAAGGCATGGGATAGTAACCAAGAGTGGGCAGGGTTGCCACCTCGTTATGACCTAGACCTGCCAGAGTATCCATTCAATAAAGACCCTCAGGATATGGATGAGGCTGAGTTACAAAAGTATAGAGAGTGGGCAAAGAAACGTAACACTATCTATACATTCAACGGTAAGTCTATGTCACGTAGGCTACAGGTTGAACGGACAATACAACTAGCGGAACAGTACGCTAACTACCCAGAGTTTTATTTTGTATGGCAGTTAGATTTTCGCTCAAGAAAATATCCAGTAGAAAGTTTTATGTCACCTCAGGTGGCTGATTGGGGTAAGGCTCTGTTACTATTTAACAATGGGTTTCCAATCAATAACTTTGATGATGCTTACTGGCTTGCCATTCATGGTGCTAACCTGTTTGGTAATGATAAGGTATCATTTGATGAACGTGTCCAGTGGGCATGGGAGAACGAAGACAACATCGTTAAGACTGCTGAGAACCCACTTGACTACACATGGTGGCAGGAAGCAGACAAGGCATGGCAGTTCTTGGGTTGGTGCTTTGAGTGGTACGGTCTACTGCGTGAGGGTTGGGGTTTCTATACTCACCTACCGTGTGCGGCAGATGGTTCATGCAATGGACTGCAACACCTGTCAGCAATCCTCAGGGATGAGATAGGTGGTAAGGCTACCAACCTGATACCGTCTGATAAACCTGCTGATATCTATGCAGATGTAGCAGACAAGGCAGTAGCCCTGATACAGAAGGATGCACAAGAGGGTAACGAACTTGCACAAACGTGCTTGACATTTGGTATCGACAGGTCTATAACTAAAAGACCAGTGATGATTGTGCCATACTCAGGTACTCAACACGCCTGTCGTGAGTATATCCAAGAGGCTATCACTGACAGGATAGAGAAGAAGGGAGTAGACAATCCGTTTGGTGATGACCTGTTCCAAGCTGGCCTGTACCTAGCAGGTCATGTGTGGCAGGGTATCAATGAGACTATCGCATCAGCACGAAAGGTCATGGACTATGTAAAGCTGGTGGGTAAGCACTACGGTGAGGCTAGCAAACATATGGAGTGGGTGACACCAACAGACTTTCTTGTGGTGCAACCATACTTCAACACTAAGAAGCGTCTTATCAAGACACACGTTGATGGTAACCTAGTATACCTGAGTTACCAACAGGAGTTGCAGGACACAGTGAACAAGTCACGCATCTCAACAGGGGCATCGCCTAACTTCATTCACTCGTTGGATGCTTCAGCCTTGACCTTGACTATCAACCAGTGTATGGATAAGAACATGATGGACTTCAGCATGGTACATGATAGCTATGGGACACACAGTCCTAACATGGATATCATGAGCCGCATACTGAGGGAAGCTTTTGTAGATATGTATAAGAAACATGATGTACTACAAGAGCTACGTGACCATGCAGTAGAGACTATCGGTGATAGTTCTATACCGCAACCACCAGCAACAGGTGGATTAGATTTAGATAGGGTACTGGAATCTAATTATTTCTTTGGGTGATTCCTAAAGTTGACCTATAGCCCAAAGATAAACTAAAGCTTATACAGGAGATTATATGAGCAAGAAACTAAAGACTGTAACTGGTAATGCAATGTGGGTTAAGGTGTTTGAACCAGACACCAAGTTCAATCCAGATGGTGTGTACTCAGTTGACCTACTCAAACCACAACTTGATGCAACTAAGTTGAGTGACTATCTCGAAGGTCTAGTCAGTGAACGACTAGAAGAAGAGATGAAGCAGAACCCTAAGTATAAGGATAAGCTGTCCACTCACCTTCCTTTTGAGGAAGATACAGACCAAGACGGTAACCCTACTGGTGATATCAAGTTCAAGTTCAAGCTTGATGCAGTAGGTAAGCGTAGGGATGGTAACACCTACACTCAGAAGCCTCTAGTTGTGGATGCCAAGCTATCACCAATGACAGGTGAGAAGATGATTGGTAACGGTAGTACTATCAATGTATCGTTTGAACCTCGTACTTACTTTATCCCTGCAACCAAGATGGTTGGTGTCAAGCTACACTTAGTAGGTGTACAGGTACTAGAGTTAGTTGAGTATGGTGGTGGTGCATCATCCATGTTCAATGTAGAGGATGGGTACGTAGAAGAGGCAGTTGCTAAAGATGATGCGACTGAGGTATTCGAGGATGGTAATGCAGTAGCCAGTGATGAAGGGGACTTTTGAGGAGAGGGTCATTGCGAACCTAGATGAACGTGGTGTTTCATATGTGTATGAACCAGAAAAAATTTCGTACACTGTGGAACGCCACTACATCCCTGACTTAGCAGTTGGTAAGATGATAGTAGAGTTGAAGGGATACTTCAGGCAGGATAGTCAGCGTAAGATGAAGGCTATCAAGGCACAGTACCCTGACCTAGATATACGGTTTGTATTTCAGAAGGCTAGCTCTACTATACAGGGTGCTAAGAAAAGGAAGGACGGTTCAAAGATGACCTGTGCTGAGTGGGCAGACCGACAAGGGTTTGTCTGGACAGAAGGAACTATACCAGAGGAGTGGCTATCATGAGCCTAATGGAAGTAACTGAAGAGTTTGTATCTGAGATTGATATCAATACAGAGATGAACGAACAGGGTATCCGTGTGTCAGTTTACATTGACAACGAAGAGTTCTACAGTGAGATTGATTGGCGAGATGTTGGTCTTGATATTGCTGAAGATGTGGATACCTACCCTAACTTTGTAGCCAAGGCGATAGCAAAGAAGATGCGTATCGTTTCTGACTACCTGCTAGAGAGCATAGCCAATGGAAGATAGCAGTGAGTTTATTAGGCACGTAGCCTGTCCTCACTGTGGCAGTAGTGATGCCAATGCTGAGTATTCAGATGGTAAACACTACTGCTTCTCTTGCCAGACGCTGACACCAGCAGACAATGAAGGAGTGATTGCAGTGACAACACAAGTAGATAGTAAGTTTCTCGATATAGATATCGGACAACTAAACAAGAGAAAGATTAACGAGAAGACAGCCAAGCACTGGCAGTATGGTATCTCTACCTACAAGGGTAGTAAGGTACAGGTAGCAAACTTCTATGACAGGCAGGGTAAACTGCAAGCACAGAAGCTACGCTTTCCTAACAAAGACTTCACTGTGCTAGGCGATATCAAGAATGTAAACCTGTATGGTGAACATCTTGCAAGAGACAGTGGTAAGATGATTACTATTGTTGAGGGTGAGCTTGATGCTCTCTCGTTGAGCCAATGCTTTGACAACAAGTGGCCTGTGGTATCACTACCTCAGGGTTGTCACTCAGCTAAGAAGGCAGTGAGTAAGGCACTGGATTGGCTGTGTAACTACGACACCATTGTTCTTATGTTTGACAATGATGAGGCAGGACACAAGGCGGCTATTGATGTAGCCAATATCCTACCACCTAACAAGGCTAAGATTGCCAAGCTTCCCCTAAAGGATGCTAGCGATATGATGCAAGCAGGTAGGACAGAGGAACTGATTGATGCCGTGTGGTCAGCTAAGACCTACCGTCCTGATGGTATCGTTGCAGGTGTTGACCTGTGGGATACAGTAACTACCACCGAAGACAAGCAATCTGTACCCTACTCATACGTAGGATTGCAGGAGAAGACAGGTGGTTGTAGGCGTGGTGAGATTGTAACTATCACGGCAGGGTCAGGCATTGGTAAGTCACAGTTAGCACGAGAGCTAGCCTTTGGACTTATCAAGAATGGTGAGACACTAGGGTACATTGCACTAGAGGAGAACGTAAAGCGTACTGCACTAGGGCTGATGTCCTTGGAGTTGAACAAACCATTACACCTGAGACAGGACAATGAAGTACCTGAAGAGGAGATGAGAAATGCTTTCAACAATACTGTGGGTTCTGGTAGAGTATATCTCTATGACCATTGGGGCAGTACTGACAGTGATAACCTTCTATCCAAGATACGTTACTTGGTCAGGGGTTGTGGTGCTAGCTATATTATTCTTGACCACATTTCTATTGTTGTCTCAGGGCTTGAAGGTGGAGATGAACGTAGGCTAATCGACAATACTATGACAAGGTTACGTGCCTTGGTTGAAGAGTTGAACTGTGGCTTGCTACTTATCTCACACCTCAAACGTCCATCAGGTGACAGAGGCCATGAGGATGGCGCACAAACATCACTAGCACAACTGCGTGGCTCTGCCGCAATCGGTCAGCTAAGTGATATGGTCATTGGTCTTGAACGTAATCAGCAAGACGATGACAACCCACATATAAGCCATGTCCGTGTGTTGAAGAACAGATGGTCAGGCGAGACAGGACTGTGTTGTTCCTTAGAATACCTCAAAGATACAGGCCGTATGGTTGAGGTAATGTTTGAAGAGGACGATGCAGACCCTGAATTTTAACTAGTGCGGAGACACAGAATGAAACTGATATTTGATATCGAAGCAGACCACCTGCTTGAGCAAGTCTCACAAGTGTGGTGTATAGTGGCAAGGGATATTGATACCAATGAGGTACACACCTTTGACCCCAACAGTATCAAGGAAGGTCTAGACTTTCTCAAGCAAGCAGAGATGCTAATTGGTCACAACATTATTTCGTATGACCTACAGGTATTGAAGAAGCTGTATGACTTTGAGTATGATGGACAACTGCTTGACACTTTGGTATACTCTCGTACCATCTGGCCTAACTTAAAAGAACTAGACTACAAGTTATACCAGAAGGGTAAGTTTGAATCTAAGTTAATTGGAAGCCATAGCCTTAAGGCATGGGGCATTAGACTAGGGGAGTTAAAGGGTGCGTTCAACAGTGGTACAGAAAGCTTTGCAATATTCACGCAGGAAATGCTCGACTACTGTGTCCAAGACACACAAGTCACAGCAACCCTCTACGAAAGAATCAAGTCAAAAGACTTCAACCAAGAAGCCCTCGACTTAGAACAGAAGCTTCACACACTTCTATTAGAACAGGAGAACACAGGGTTTCCGTTCAATGTAGAAGAGGCAGAGGCTTTGTTCACCAAGCTACAGTCACGCAAGATGACGATTGAACAGGAACTACAGGATACGTTTGAGCCTACGGTTGTAGAGCTAAAGACAAAGACCAAGGAGATACCATTCAATCCAGCATCACGACAGCAGATTGCTGACAGACTAATGAAGCGTGGCTGGCAACCCGATGTGTTTACTGACAACGGTGACCCTAAGGTAGATGAGACAGTGCTTGCAGGTATTGATATGCCTGAGGCTAAACTACTGAACGAGTACCTACTACTCAATAAACGTATCGGTCAGCTTGGTACTGGCAAACAAGCATGGCTTAAACTACAGAAGGATGGTAAGATACATGGACGTGTCAATCATATGGGTGCAGTTACTTCACGCTGTACGCACAACAATCCAAACGTGGCTCAAGTCCCTAGTGTTGGTGCGGAGTATGGCACGGAATGTCGTAGCTTGTTTCATGCTCCTGATGGCTATAGTCTTCTGGGGGCTGATGCTTCTGGGTTGGAACTTAGATGTCTTGCTCATTACATGGCTTCTTATGATGACGGTTCTTATAGTAAAGTAGTCCTTGAGGGTGACGTACATACCACTAACCAAGAAGCGGCTGGTCTACCTACACGTTCCAATGCCAAGACATTCATCTATGGATTTTTGTATGGTGCAGGTGACGAGAAGATTGGTAAGATTATTGGCAAGGGTTCAGGTGAGGGTAGAAAAATTAAGAAAAAATTTCTAACTAAACTACCTGCACTAAAGTACCTGAAGGATGCTGTATCTGATGCGGCAGAAAAACGTGGTTGGATTAAGGGACTTGACGGACGTGTCATTCCTATACGTCACAGCCATGCCGCACTTAATACTTTACTTCAAAGTTGTGGTGCAATCATTTGTAAAACTTGGTATGTTCGTATTGCCGAAGCTATCAAGGAAGCTAACTTAGATGCAACAATCGTAGCGTTTGTACATGATGAGGTACAGCTACTAGTTAAGAAAGGACAAGAAGATGAGACAGGCAGAATTATTCAACGATGTATGCGAGACACAGAACAGCAGTTCAACTTCAGATGCAGACTTGACAGTGACTACAAGTACGGAAGTAACTGGGCAGACACCCACTAACATTAACTGTGTCTTTGAAGACGGTGAGTGGTGGTACTACGGACAAGCTAACGGTAGACGTAGACTAGACTCACACAACAAGAAGAACATTCATATGTATGTTAATGGTAAGTACGTGTCTAAGTCACACCCTCTGTGGAAAGCAGGTAGGTACAAGTCATTCAATGATGCCGCTTTCTCTAGTTTGCAGAACTACACTAGTAGTAAAGAAGGTCAGGTGTACATCATTACTAACTCAGCATGGCCTGAGTGGGTAAAGATTGGTATGGCTATTGACGCAGAAGACAGGCTCAATGGTTACCAGACTAGCAGTCCAATGCGTGACTACAAGTTGATGTACTCTGTGTCTACAGAAGATAGACGTAAGGCAGAAGCTCTTGCCCATAAGCAAGCTGGTAAGATTGCAGAGCGTAGGGGTGAGTGGTTCAAGATGTCAGTAGCACAAGCAAAGGAGTGCATACAGCATGGACTTTGATTTCTTTTTCAAGATGGTTTGTACCATCAGCTTTGCAGGGGTTACCTTTGTACTATGTATCAAGTGGATTGTTGAATCATATCTTGATTACTTACAAGTAACGACAGGTATTAAAGTGATTACCCATGCAGAGTTGAAAGACAAAGAACTAAGAGAAGACAGAGAGGAGAATAACGATGACCCTTTTGCTCATTGATGCAGACATCATAGCCTTCAAAGCTTGTGCTTCTGCTGAGACACCAGTAAATTGGGGTAATGGTTTATGGACACTACACTGCTTTGAAGATGAAGTAGCTGTAAGACTTGATGACCAGATATCCAAGCTAACAGATGAAGCACCTGTACAAGATTGCGTACTTGCTTTGTCGGACAAGACCAACTTTCGTAAAGAGGTTGCACCTTACTACAAAGCTAACAGAACAGATGTGCGTAAGCCTATGCTTTTACCTTGGGCTAGGCAGTATCTGATTGACAAATACAACACAATAATTTACAAAGGATTGGAGGCTGATGATGTCCTTGGGATACTTGGTAGCAACCCTACCTCGAATACCATCATATGGTCAGAGGACAAAGACTTACTCACAATCCCTGCCAAACACTGGATTGATGGAGAAGTATATGAACAAGACCAAGATGGTGCAGACTATAACTTCTATTACCAAACTCTTGTTGGTGATAGTACAGACAACTACAAAGGCTGTCCTAAAGTTGGGGCTGTTACTGCCCATAAACTTCTTGGAGCTAGTAGCTCATGGGACACAGTTGTCACTGCGTTTTCTAAACAAGGTTTATCAGAAGATGTAGCAATCGAACAAGCAAGGCTAGCACGTATCCTACGTGATGGTGAATATGATACAGACACAGGAGAGGTAAAGTTATGGATGAGCTAGAGCAACCGTCAATGCTAGACGATATGGTAAACAGTCCACCCCACTACGCTGAAGGTAAGATTGAAACCATTGATTACATCGTGGATGTACTAGGTGAGTATGAAGCTTTGAGCTACTGTCAGGGTAACGTAATTAAATACACTGGCTCTCGTATGTTCAAGAAGAACAACCCCATTCAGGATGCAGAGAAAGCTATCTGGTATCTGAAGAAGATGATAGAACTAATGAAGAAAACAAAAGGAGTAAACTGGTAATGATGAACTTTACAGAGTACCAACAACAAGCAGTCAAGACTGCCGTGTACCCTAAGACGTATTCTATTTCATACCCTGCCTTGGGTCTAGCTGAAGAAGCTGGTGAGGTAGCTGGTAAGATTGCTAAGATGATGCGTGATGGTATTCCTCTGGCAGAACAGAAGGAAAAGATTGAAGCAGAGATGGGAGATGTCCTGTGGATGCTGGCGGCTCTTGCACATGATGTAGGTTTATCATTGCAGATGGTTGCTATTAAGAACGTAGATAAACTTAAAGCACGTCAGAGTGCAGGTACTCTACATGGGGAAGGTGATAACCGATGATAAGTAATCACCTACCAACAGACTACCAGACGTTCATTGCTACTAGCCGCTATGCACGGTGGCTAGAGGAAGAGAACAGGCGTGAGACATGGGGTGAGACTGTATCACGATACATTAACTTCGTATCAAAGAGCGTACAGCTACCTAACAAAACATGGGATGACCTAGAGACTGCCATCCTAAACCTAGACATCATGCCTTCAATGAGAGCATTGATGACAGCAGGGGTAGCCGCAGAGCGAGACAACACCTGTATCTATAACTGTAGCTACCTACCAGTAGACCACATACGTGCCTTCGATGAGGCCATGTATATCCTACTATGTGGTACAGGCGTAGGCTTCTCAGTAGAGCGTCAGTCTATTACCAAGCTACCTGAGATTCCAGAGCAACTAAACAAGAGTGATGATGTTATCTCTGTTGCAGACAGTAAAGAAGGTTGGGCTAAGTCCCTACATAAACTACTATCACACCTGTACTCTGGTGATATTCCTAAGTGGGATGTATCTAAGGTACGTCCAGCAGGTGCAAGGCTCAAGACATTCGGTGGACGTGCATCAGGTGCTGAACCACTGATTGAGTTGTTTGACTTTGTTGTAGCCAAGTTCAAGGGTGCGACAGGTCGCAAGCTCAACAGCCTTGAGTGCCACGACATCATGTGTAAGATTGGTGAGGTTGTAGTAGTTGGTGGTGTACGTAGGTCAGCTATGATTAGCTTGTCTAACCTGAGTGACACACGTATGGCTCATGCTAAGTCAGGCTCGTGGTGGGAGAACGAGGGTCAACGTGCGTTGGCTAATAACTCTGCCGCCTACACAGAGAAGCCAGACATGGAGACATTCATCCGTGAGTGGCTATCACTAGTGGAGAGTAAGTCTGGTGAGCGTGGTATCTTCAGCCGTGTTGCGGCAGACAAGCACGTAGAGAAGAACGGCAGACGTGAGACAGGACATGAGTGGGGTACTAACCCATGCTCTGAGATTATCCTACGTCCTTACCAGTTCTGTAACTTGACTGAGGTTGTGGTGCGTGAGAGCGATAACCTAGATACACTAAAGCGTAAGGTAGAGCTAGCCACACTGCTAGGTACTATCCAATCTACGTTCACTAAGATGCCTTACTTGCGTAAGGTGTGGCAGAAGAACACAGAGCAAGAGCGTTTACTTGGTGTATCACTAACAGGTATCATGGACAACAGGCTACTGTCTAAGTCTGTGGACAGCCCACGCTGGCTGGCTGAGATGAAGCAGGTAGCTATTAATACTAACGCTAAGTATGCAGAGAAGTTTGGTATCGAACAGTCAGCCGCTATCACCTGTGTCAAACCATCTGGTACAGTGTCACAGCTAGTTGATAGTGCCTCTGGTATCCACGCACGTCACAGTGAGTACTATGTACGTACAGTTCGTGGTGATAACAAAGACCCACTAACACAGTTCATGAAGGATAGTGGTATCCCTGCTGAACCGTGTGTAATGAAGCCTGATGCTACTACAGTCTTCAGCTTTCCTATGCGTTCACCGATGGGTGCTATCACTCGTAACGATATGACTGCACTAGAACAGCTTGAACTGTGGAAGACCTACGCACTAGCATGGTGTGAACACAAGCCATCTGTGACTATTACAGTACGTGATGCAGAGTGGATGGAAGTGGGAGCATGGGTGTACGAGAACTTTGACATCTGTTCTGGTATCTCCTTCCTACCACACAGTGACCACACATATGCACAAGCACCCTACCAAGATATAGACAAGGAACAGTATGAAGAACTTAAAGAACAAATGCCTAAGACGATTGATTGGGCATCTCTTGCTCTATATGAGAAAGAGGACAGCACCTCAGGGTCACAAACTCTAGCTTGTACGGCTGGTGCTTGTGAAATTGTAGACATCTAACCGTTTAGATTAGGGGGTTTAATCGCCCCCTATTTCTAAAGTTGACCTATAGGCAATTAATTATGAACATATTCAATCAAGAACCAGTTCCATCTATAGAATTAATTAAACATCTCAAGGAAAAATATCCAGATAAACTTCCAATTAGTAAAGTTTCCTTAGAGGAACTTAGTTATCTGCAAGGCCAGCAGAGTATTATACAACAGTTGGAAGTGTTGTACAACCAGAATGAGGATTAACGACAATGTGTATGTCATCACCAAAATCACCAACACCTGTAAAAGTTGCTCAAGCACCACCAGTAACTGCATCTACACCAGAGTTTGAAACAGAACTAGCTGAAGTAGACACTGCGGCACAGCAAGCAGGTAAGAAGAAGATGGGTAAAGGTAAACTAAAAGTAGCTCCTAAAGACCCATCACTGTCAGTTGGCGGTGGACAGGGCGGTTCAGGCTCTGGTAATGGAGTAAATGTATCCACGTAAGGGGTAACAATATGTTAGAGAATACTGAAGGCAGTGCGGCAAAGCGTTACGCACAGTGTGAGACAGGTAGAGATACCTTCCTACACCGTGGGCGTGAGTCAGCAGAGCTAACAATTCCTACACTCTTGCCCCCTGATGGACACAGTAGTAGTACTATTTATCAAACACCTTATCAGGGT